TCATGGAACAAAGATTCACGTATTTTACGTGACGAAGGTATCCCGAATTCGTTCAATTTCGACGGGTCTGTCATCTTTATTACAAATAAATCTTTTGATAAAAAAGCAGGCAAAATGCAACCACACATGGATGCACTGCAAAGTCGTTGTCACTTTCTGGACCTGACAATTAACACGGAACGTGACAAAATGTTGCGTATTAAGCAAGTGCATCGTGATGCTGATGGCGGATTGTTTGCTGATTATGATTTTACACAAGAACAAACAGACGAAATTATGTCGTTCATTTGGGACAATCACAACAAATTACGTGAAGTGTCTTTGCGTATGTGTTTGAAGGTTGCTGACTTGGTTAAGATCAGTTCTAACTGGCGCGAGTTAGCAAAGTCAACTTGTATGAAGGATTAAACCCTGCAGTGTGCGTAGGGGCAAAGTCAATAAGTCCTCTTCGATAAATTTTCATCATGCTCCTTGAGCATTTGGGGAACTTAGGTTCCCCTTTTTTTGCCTATTAATTTGCTTTTTGTCAAGTGTCCTGTTATACTTATAAAATGGACTTTAAAACACTACACGAGGTTGCCACTTGGATGCTCAGTAATATTCGATTGAGTAGATATGATGATCAATTTGTAAATAATCTTACCCTTTATATTACTCAACACAATAGGATTACAAGCAATCAGGACCTTTTGTTTAGAAAGGTGGCATGTAAATATAAACGACAATTCTCTCAATTAAAAATTGAAGTAGAAGAAATACTAACCCGATCTTGGGATGTTCCCCTAGTAGAAAGTATTGCTGAATATACCGGGGCATCAATCAAAATAGAGAATGACAAACTCATTCTACGATCACCTTTTAATAAAAACTTTTTAACAGCACTTAAAAAGAATCCTATATACACATTGCAGTGGGTTAAAGATAAACGGCAATATGAAGCAGAGTATAGTCATACTAATTTAAAAGAGTTATTGTATCTAACTGCGGATCATTATACTATATTAAGTTATTGTGAAAGGGTTACTCAAATTGTAGATAGTCTTAGCGCATATGAGAATATTAAATACTGGGTTCCTACTTTAGTCTATAAGGGACATTACTATATTGCCGCAATGAACGAACATTTATATGAGGCAATCAAAGACATTCCAATAACAGATGATTTAAAAACAATAGCAACATTAGTTAAATATGGGGTAGTTATTGACCAATCAGTTAAGGATCATTTTTCAGAAACAGAAAATCCTATTAAAACAATGCTTGCTATGAATTTTCAAATTGAAATAGAAATGAAAGATGCTTTATTGGCCATTAAATGGTTAGAAGAATTTGGATGTGATGCCATCAGCGAACCTAAGTCGTTTGTAACTAATTCTAAATTAAATATACACAACACCGCTATTAAATTTTGCAAGAATCCTAAAGACTTGCAAAACTATACCAATCCTGTTATAGTGTATCAACGAGGTCACTTTTCATTAGTAAATGAAAAGCCAATGAAATTGTTTAAAGTAATTAAATTTGTAAACTCGGAACCAATAGATTTAGGACCTAAATGAAACAGTGTAAATTAATAATTAGAGATGAAGTAAATGTCAAACTTGAGGGCATAGAACTGGGAGACCGGAAGACATTGATGAAAATGTTTGAGTATGAAATACCCGGCGCACGATATCTTCCTGCAGTTAAGCTTGGAAGATGGAATGGTAAGATGAGTTATTTTAGTCTAGGTGGTAGTACTTATATTAATCTATTGCCCGAGATTCTTCCATTGTTAGACCAAGCAGGATATGATATTGAGTTGGATGATACTAGAGATTATCAAACAACATTCGAATTCGCTGAAGTGTCCGAAGATACATTTAAACACAAGAGTTGGGCTAAAGGTCATCCTAAAGAAGGTGAACCAATAGAATTGCGTGACTATCAAATTAGTATTGTTAACAACTTTCTAAAGAACCCGCAATCATTGCAAGAAATTGCTACAGGTGCAGGAAAGACATTAATGACAGCCGCACTAAGTTATAGTATTGAGAAGGATGGTCGTAGTATTGTCATCGTTCCAAACAAAAGTCTAGTAACACAAACTGAAGCAGATTATATCAATCTTGGATTAGATGTTGGTGTATACTTTGGTGAACGTAAAGAGTATAACAAGACACACACTATATGTACATGGCAAAGTTTGAACAATATGCTTAAGAAAACAAAAGCAGGTGAGGCAGAAGTAAGCATTGGTGACTTCATTGAAGGTGTTGTTTGTGTTATGGTTGATGAGGTTCACATGGCAAAAGCAGATGCATTAAAGACATTATTGACTGGAGTATTCAGCAAGGTACCTATTCGTTGGGGGCTAACTGGCACTATCCCTAAAGCAAAGTTTGAGTCACAATCATTGTTTGTAAGTCTGGGTAATTTAATTGGTAAACTAAGTGCCAGTGAATTACAGGAACAAGGTGTGCTAGCACAATGTCACGTAAACATTGTACAACTTAAAGATGAGGTAGAGTTCAGTAATTATCAAAGCGAATTGAAACATTTGCTTGAGGATACGCATAGACTAGATGCTATTGCTGAATTGATTCTTAAAATTAAAGAAAGCGGTAATGTATTAGTTCTAGTAGATAGAGTTAATGCAGGTAAAGAAATTGTCAGTAGACTGCCCGACAGTGTGTTCGTAAGTGGTGCTACTAACATGGTTGATAGAAAGGAAGAATATGACGAAATTGCAACGAGTACGAACAAAATTATTGTGGCAACTTATGGTGTGGCTGCTGTTGGTATTAATATACCTCGTATTTTTAATTTGATCCTAATAGAACCTGGAAAATCCTTCGTCCGTGTTATTCAAAGCATCGGTCGAGGCATTCGTAAAGCAGAAGATAAAGACTTTGTACAAATATGGGACATAACAAGTAGTTGTAAGTTTGCCAAACGACATTTAACCCAACGTAAGACGTTTTACAAAGAAGCAAATTACCCTTTTGACATTGAGAAGTTGACATACAGATAAGAATGTGATACAATAACAACATGCGTATATTAACCCTAGACAACGAATTCTATAACTTAGAAACACTTCCCGAAGAAATTGATGACTTGCGTTTTGCTATCCTAGATAACAGTAACCCAAATAATGTAGACTATCATTACATCCCATTAATCTTTTTAGAATCATTTAGCAGTCCTGCCCTTGTATTGAAGATCGGTAACAGCACAATTAAAATGCCTATTGATTGGCAAATACTGATTGGTGAACAAGAACACGGTGACTTAGAAACACTACCATTAACAAGTATCAATGATAGAGGATTTAATGCGTTTGAGTTTAATCCATTAACTAGTTTCAGTCCTAGCTTCTTACATATTGAGATTGTAGACATTTACCACGATGTAACTTGGTATGCCCCTCGCTTGAAGAACGGACAGTTCTTGTGTGTCCCGTTAGATGATGGTCCTAAACCTCGATGTGTATATTTTGTTAAAGAGATTAGTCGCAACTGCGAGATTGTAGATTATAGTCAGGCTTTTTAAATGTTAGATTGTTTAATTTTAGGTGATTCAATTGCGATTGGTATAGCACAGCAACGACCTGAATGCCGTGTCTATGCAAAAGTTGGAATCAATAGCAGAGCCTGGGTTGACAAAAATATAACAAAAGAATTATCAGCAGACACAGTAATCATTAGTTTAGGTAGTAATGATTATAAAAAGATAAACACATTGAAAGAGTTGTTTACTATTCGCAATGTTGTTAGTGCTAAAAGAGTATACTGGATTGTACCAGCGATCAAACCCGAGGTACAAGAAATGGTTGATATTGTAGCAGACAAGTTTGAGGACAAGGTTATTCACATCAACAAAGTATCTAAAGATGGTGTACACCCTACAACCACAGAATATAAAAGATTGGCAGAGGCAACAAAGTAATGGCAACTAAAAAAGCACCAGTGCCCAAAGATGAACAACTTGAGAAACAAGACTTTCCGTTGTTTGATGCACTTGCGGCATTAGATAGAAAAGATTATGGTTACTATGACAAACTTTCAGAAGCGCAACAACAGAAGTTTGTTCCCTTTATGCTTATTAAGTATATGAGCTATTTGAAGGGATCAAGTGAGATTGCAGGATACTATTTGCGTAGCACAGACTATCATGCTAACAAATACTTCTTTAATGAGAACATTATGAAGAACCCCAAACTTCAATGGTTGATGTTGTGTGCTAGTAGTCCGGGTTTAGGTAAACAATTTCATCCTTGGATGCCTCAAATCAAAGAAAGAGTCAGTGGTCTTAAAGAGAATGCAGTTCTTAAAGACATTAAGGATTACTATACAAAAATCTATCCCAAAACTGATAGCGAAACAATTACAGAGATATCAACTGCATTTGTTCAGGAACAACGTAAGAAAGTTTATCTTGCAGAATTATACCCAACATTAAAAATTACAGACATTGAAGTGTTAAGTCAAATGGTAACAGATGAAGAAATTGAACAGTATGAAAGAGATAGAGGCAATCGGTAAACCTAAATTTAAGTGTGAATTTTGCGCAGGTGAATACTTGCGTGAATCTACATTGCTTACCCACATGTGTGAACCTAAACGTAGGTGGATGAACAAGGACCTACAAGGTAATCGCATTGCGTATCAAGCCTTTGTTCAGTTTTATAAAAAGAATAGCTCAAGTAAAAAAATAAAGACACATGAAGAATTTATTAAGAGTCCCTATTATACAGCATTTGTAAAGTTTGGAAATCATTGCGTGGGGATTAACGCATTGAATGTTAGCAGATACGCTGATTGGTTAGTTAAAAGTCAAATTAGAATTGACACATGGTGCACGGATACAAACTACACTAACTATTTACTTGAATACATTCGTACAGAAGATCCATTAGATGCTATTCATCGTAGTATTGAAACAACCATGTCATTGGCAGAAATTGAAAAGATCCAAAGTAGAGATTATTTGCGATATGGTAATGTCAATAGAATTTGTTTAGAGATTACTAGAGGTAGAATCAGTCCCTGGATGTTGTTTCATAGTGAGAGCGGTGTAAAGTTTGTAGAATCACTAGAACATGGTCATGTTAAGATGGTGTTTGACTATATTGATCCTGAGAAGTGGGCATTGAAGTTTCATCGTGAGCCAGAGAATGTTAAACAAGTTAAGGAATTATTA